TCAGCCCGTCTGACGCGGTTTTCCAAACGGTTTTCCAAGTCTGGCCCGCTTCCGTTCTTTCTCGATGCGCCCGACGGCCTTCTTCGCGAGGCGCTGGCGATTGCGTTCGCGGCTGTAGTGGTTGCCCATCTCGTCGGTGGTCTGGGCGTTGACCGCGGCGGCTTCCTCGACGCTGCCGCCGGCGTCGATCACATCGCGCGAGATCGAGTGGCGCAGGCCGTGGATCGTCAGGCCCGGCTTCACCTTGCCCTCGGCGAGCAGCGGCGCGCGCAGCTTGGCGAAGCTCGAGCGGATCCCGGATTCCGTGAAGGGGCGATTCCAGCGGTTGCAGACCAGCGTCGCCGGCGTGACCTTGGCCTTGGGCCCCAGCGTGCGGGCGAGCTCCTGCTCGATCGCGGCGCGCAGCTCGCCGGCGACATGGATCGAGGCCTCGACGCCGGTCTTGCGGCGCCGATAGTCGATGAAGCCGGCGATGCGATCGTAGGCGCCGGCGCGCGGCAGGCGGACGATGTCGCCCTCGGTCAGGCCGGCCCAGAAGCCGAGCATGATCGCGATCCGCAGGCCGCCCGTGGCGCGCCCGACCATGGCGTCATACTCGGCTATGCTCCAGGCGCGGTTGGCCTTGGGTGTGTCCCTGGGGCGCTCGATCAGCGGCACGTCGCGCGCGGGGTTGGCCTTGAGCCAACCGCGCGGGATGCCCCAGGCGAACAGCAGCCGGATCACCTGCACGACATAGTTCGCGAAGCGACGCTTGTGCCGGGCGAAGGCCTTGTCGCGCATCTTGTAGAGAAAGGGCGCGGTGAAGCGCGGGATGGCGACGCCCTCCAGCGGCTTCACATAGTCGAAGACATGCTGGTAATCCTCGCGGGTCGAGGCGGCGAGGCGCGCGAATTCGGGGCTGCCGCGATAGGCGGCGATCAGGTTGCCGAGGATCCGGGCCTGGGGCTGCTGGCCGACCGGCACGCCCTCGGGCCGGCGCTCGAGCGCGGCGACCTCGGCGACGAAGGCGGCGGTGCCGGGCTCAGCCTGGAGCCGCTCGCCGGTGGCGCGGTGGTAGTAATAGACATGGCCCTTGGACCGGACCTTCTTAATGCCGCGCAGTCTGACGATCGTCGCCATGGTCCAGCCCCGCCAGGAGTTCCTCGTCGCTGCGATTATCCTGCTCCGGCGAGCGGGCGGGATCAACCGCCTGGCGCAGGGCGCTGGTGCGCCAGCGGTCGACATTGCGGATCCGCTCCGGCGGCGGCAGGCGGCCGTCGGCAACCTGGCGCTCGAACTCGCTGACGGTGAGCCCGACGAAATAGGCGGCGCAGGCCTTGTCCATGCGGAGCGGGGTGACGCCGGCGGGCCAGTTGGGCGGGGGCTTCATCGGTTGGCGATCTCCAGCAGGACATCGGCATGGCAGGGTCGGTCGAGTGGGCACCAGCAGGCGAGATTCTTACCGCGCAAGGGGGCAAGGTCCGGCAGCTTGTCGATGCAGCGCTCGCGGAACAGCTTGACGACCAGCGCCTCGGCTTCATCCCAGCCGATGTCATTGTGAAAGCCGAGTCCGGAATAGCCTTCGCCCGGCGCGATCAACGCGCGCGGGCATTCGAGAAGCGGCCAACCCTCCTCATTGAGGAGGTAGAACGGATTGCCCCATCGCGTCGGCCGGCCGACATAGACCGTGTTCGGCGGCATGCGCCAGCCCTTGGTGCGGCGGCGCTGGATGCGGAGAGGCGCGGTCATGCCGGGAATTCCGAATGCTCGCGGCCATCCAGGAGGCGGCCGGCGGCTTTCTTGCCGACGCGCTCGATCATACGACAAGGAATCCCATCGGGCAGATCACGCCGCGTTGTGAAGTGACGGCAGTCGGCCGCGATCCATGATGGCCTTATCGCGCAGGGCACGATGGAATCCGCATGCTCGGAGTCCGCTTCGATCTCTTCGACCTCGGGCGACCCCGTGTCGAATTCCCGAAACTCGCCCCACTGCTTAAAGAAGAACGGCACCTTGGCCGCGGCGCATTGATCGCGCAGGCTGCGCGCCCAGTCCGGGTGCATCGGCCGCGCGCCGGGGCCGCTCTCGCCGCCGACGATGACCCAGTCGAGATGGGCGTCGGTGCGCGTCCAGTCACCCGTCGCGCCGCCGTGCATGATCGTTCTCTCGCCGGTTAGCGTATTCCACCACAGTGCCGGCGGGCTCTCTTCATCATCGACCGAGCCCCACTCTTCGCGCGGCACTTCACGGTGAGCAGCGCCGTCATCGATCTGTGTCAGATCGACCGGCCCCAGCAACGGCTCGGCCGAGATGAAGCGGATCGCGGCAGGCGTCTCCAGCAGCAGCGGGATCCGCTCGTCGGCGCGCTCCTGATCCTCGGTCGAGACGCCGAGCCAGACGTTCGGCAGCGGCCACGGCACGGAACAATAAAGGCTATAGAGGTTCCCGTGCTTTTTAAGCGCGCCCCATTCCCTTTCGTCAAAGTCCACCGATGCGGACATGCTGACGCGCTCAAGTGGGAAGTCGCCGAGTATTCGGAAGTCTCGTCCTTGGCCGCGGCCCTTCATATATTCCCGCATCCGCGCCGGCCGCTTGGTCAGCACCTGGAAGGTGTGCTGCGGGCAGAGCGCCATGACGGCGAAGATGGTGTCGATCGCCTCGTCGGCCAGGTTCTCGTGGAACAGGTCCGACATCGAGTTGACGAAGATCCGGCGTGGGCGCTTCCAGGAGAGCGGCTTGATGACCTGGCCCCAGTTCGAGAGCTCGACCTTGCCGGTCCAGACCGGGCCGGCGTTCGAGGGCTGGGTCATGCCGCGATAGATCGGCTGGCCCATGGCCTCGAGGCGCGCGGCCAGCTTCATCGCATAGCAATGCTTGCAGCCGGGCGAGACGACCGAGCAGCCGACCGTGGGATTCCAGGTCGCGTCGGTCCATTCGATGGCGCTGCGGTCGGCCATGTCAGATGTCGCTTCCCGGGCTTCGCTGCGCCCAGCGTTCGAGGCTGTAGCGCGTCGGGTCGGCGACGCGCAGGACGGCGAACCAGGCCTCGGTCTCGTCGCGACGCTCGATATGATGCGTCGCGGCGGCGAGGGCGGCCTTGGCTGGCGCGTCGGTCCGCGCCTTGAGCTGGCCCAGCATGCGGCTGTAATCGTCGCGGCGGCAGCAGGTCATCATGGGGCGCTGCCTTCCCGCGGCTCGATCGGCTCGGGGCCGGCGGGGAAGGCCGCGCCGAAGCTGCTGAGCGGAATCGCGGCGCTCGCGGGCTCGACCGTCAGCGAGACGGGCGGCTGGCTGCCGACGATGCCGAGGATGACGACGCCGCCGCGGTTGAGGAGGGCGAGCTCCTCGGCCGTGGGAGACCAGGCGGTCTCGATCAGGTCGCCTGTGACCCGGGCGTGAAGGTCGCCGCAGGGGCCGTGCTTCGCTTCGTCCCAGCCGGCGGGGCGGGTGAACTTCAGGTCGGCGCCTCGGATGATGCGGGGGATCATGGAGGAAAGTCCTCCGGATCGAGAGTCTCGCCGCGCTTCAACGCCGCGACGGCGCCGATCTTGGTCAGGCGGAACAGATCATCGCCGCCCGTAATCGCATTGCCCTTGGTGCGCGTGGCTTCGCCCGCTGCCACCATTGCCTGCCACGCCGCGTAGTCATGGGATCCTTCGCCAGTGACGAAATGGTTGCGGTAGGATCGCCGGCGGCCGTTCGTCAGGCCCAAAGCGTGGCGAGCAAGTTCGATCTGATCCGGAGTCATGCCGCCACCTGCTGCTCGATCCAGTCCAGGCGGCGCAGGGCGAGGCGGATGCCGCCGGGCCGGGTCGCGTCGTAGGAGCGGATGGTCTCGGCGCGGGCCTGGGTGCTGCGCCGCTCGAGGTCGCGGAAGGCGGGCCAGCGGTCGCGGCATTCGGCGAGCTGGTTGGGGCCGAGGGTGCCGGTCGAGCGGATCATGCGACCTCCTTCGTGCCGGCGGTGTAGCGCGCCGCCAGCACGTCGAAGCGGCGCCGGAAGATCCGACTCGCCAGATCCCAAGGCTGCGGATAGATGCGGTAATAACCCTTTGTGTCCGGAAGCTTCACGTCCCAGTCGGGGACGCCGGCGCGGGGCTTCGGCATGAGGTCGCGGCGCTCGATCGCGAAGGCGAGGAAGTCGGCCTCGCGGATCTGCCGGGCCTGCGCCTCGTCGGGCTCGGGGAGGCCGAGGGCCTGGATGATCGCGCGCTGGCAGGACTGCGCCATGATCGTGTCGGGGTCGGCCTGGTCGGGGCCGGCGCCGAGGAGGAAGCGCCGCGCCTTCTTCAGGGGCGTGGTGCTGTCGCCGACCGCGAACTCGTGCGCGTCGTGCAGCAGGCCGTGGATCTGCAGCAGCCCGTCTGGCGTCGGCGGCAGGAGGTCCGAGACCAGGACCGAATGCTGCGCCACCGAATAGAAGCCGCGGCAGGCGCCGTTGAAGCGACAGATCTTCGCCAGGTGGTTGGCGATGTCGAGGATGTCGATCTCGGCCGGCGAGGGCGTGAGGAAGTGATAGGCGCGGCCGCCGGCGGTCATGATCCAGGGGCCGGTCGATTCCATGTCGCCATTGCTGGGCAACAGCGGCTCATGGTTCGGGACGAAGTTCTGAATGGTCATGATCAGAACGCCTTCCCGCCGTGCATGAGGGGCCGCGTGGCGTTGAAGAGTGTCTTCGCCACGATAGCCTCGGCCACCGGCAGGTTGAAGCCCTGCGCGAAGTCCATGATGCGGATGACCGTATCGGCGAGCTCGATCGAGAGGTTGTCGAACTCGGGGCAATGCTTGTCGGCGGGGTTGCCATGCCGGATGGCCTCGAGCGCTTCCGACAGCTCGGAATGCATGAGGGCGATCATCTCGGCCTTGTTGCGCGTCTGGCCTTCGAACCAGAAGCCCTTAGCGGCGGCATTCGCCTGCACACGCGCCTGGATCTGGCGGAAGCTATTGACGAAGCCAACGTCGATGGTGGCCGCTTCGGCGATGGCGGCATCGCGTATTCTGGCTTCTACCGCGTCAGGGGACATGTCGAGCGGGGCCGTGGTGGCGGGCGTGTGCATGGCAAATCCTCCTGGGGTCAAGCCGCCGGCGGCGGGTTGAAGTCGTCTTCGGGCACCGGCTCGTAGTCGTCGGGGCTCAGGAGACGGTTCGGGTTGGTGTCGAGGATCAGGCTCGCGACCGTGCCGGGCAGGCCGGGGCGCTCATGGATCGCGATCACGCGGCCGACGAGGCGCTTGGTCAGCTTGTGGCGGACGGCCTGGCCGCGGCGCCAGGGATGCGTCGGCGGGCCCGCGACCGCCGCGATGAAGGCGTCGGCGCGGGCGGTCCGCATGCTGGCGAAGGGCACCACGGTGCCGTCGTCGAGCAGTCCGCGCATCTTGCGGACCACGGCGAGGTTGACGATCTCGGCGGTCATGGGAAGGCCACCCAGCAGCCGAAGCCGACGGCGAGGATCGCGAGCCAGGCGAGGGCGGTGAGGGCGCGGGTCATGCGGCCTTCGCCTTCATCGCCGCCCGCTTGGCGTAGGGCGGGCGACCGACGCCATTCCGCGCGCGCATATCGCGCAGCTCGGCGCCGGTGAAGCCGTTGTTGCGACGGCGGAGGCGCTTATAGCGATGCGTCGTCGATTGAGGGCTCGCGACGAGATCGATGGCAGTGCCGAGCATCGCGCTGCCCTGCGCGAGGAGCGCCATGACGCCGGGCAACCCCAGGAGGGAGAACGGGCGGCCCCTCATCGCCGTTACTCCGGCCGGCCGAGCAGGGTCAGCGCGCCGGTCTGGTCGCGGACCTTCTGGATCGCCTCGGCCAGGGCGTGGTCGAAGACCTTCTCGGTGCGGTAGAGCTCGAAGAACCAGGCGATGCCGCCGCCGCCCAGGCGGTAGCGCAGCCGCGCGGCCATGCGGTATTTCTCGCCATTGGTGAAGACCGGGATGGCGATCAGGAACAGCGGCGGCACGTCGAGCTTGCCGCCATTGGCGTCGGTGTGGGCGGTCTCGTAGCGGATCGTCGCCTCGCCGCTCTTGAGGTTGATCGCCTGCACCGCCTTGTCGTTCGAGAAGACGGCGAGGCCGCGCGACAGCTCCATGAGCTTGGCGGGCGAGGCCGGCACGCCGCCGAAGGTGGCGAGCAGCTGGTCGATCAGCGGATCGCCGCCGGGCATGCCGTCGCTGCCCAGGCCCGGCGCGATCACGTCGTCGATGTGATCCTCGATGAACTCGGCGAAGTCGCCCTGGTTCATCTTCTCGCCGGACTTGCCGTGCCAAGCCTGCCATTCCTCCGACAGCGGGAAGTCGTAGAGCGCGCGATGCCGGCACCAGGCCGGGTTGCCGTCGAAGCCGGCGCGGTGATAGTCGATCACGCCGACCAGCGCGGGCTTCTCCCGGCTGTTGTCGGCGAAGACCAGCGTGTCGCCATCCTTGAAGCGGTTCACATACTCGATGAAGGCGGCGAGATCGAGCAGCGGCACCCTGCCCTCGCGGCGCTCGGGCTTGTCGCGCCATTCGTCGACGAACTTCTTGACGCTGACGATCGACTTGCCGTTCGGGACGGCCAGCATCCTGGCATCATCGCCGGGGTGCCCCGGCGCGACCGCGGTCAGGAATTCAACCGGCGCCAGCGATTTCATCGTCTCGATGATCGCTTCGGCGTCGGAATTGCGAATCGGATCGGCCATAAGAATGAACTCCTATGAGGGAAGGGGGCGTTACGAGACGGTGCGGACGGCGTCGCTGCCGCCGGTGACGTCGCGGAACATGTCGGTCTGTTTGGGATTGGCGCGGCTGAGATGGCCCTCGGGCGTTTCCCAGAAGATGGTCCGGCCGCGCTCGGCCTTGGGCAGGGTGACCTTGTATTCGGCAGCGGTCTCGACGATGCCGCCGTCGAGCTTGAGGTCGATAGTCAGCGCGATCTTGGCCTTGGCCTTGCCGCCGCGCTCGATCGCGGCGTCATGCAGCTCGCGCACCGCCTCCTCGAGCTGCTGCGTCAGCTCGGCATGGAACTTCCCATCCTCGAGCGAGCCGACGAAGGCGTTGAAGCTGCGAACGATCTGGTCGTTGGACATCGGTGGCCTCCCCGGCCGCTGCTGTGAGCGTGTGGGGAGACAGTATAAACTTTCTTATCGGCTGTCAATAAGAAAATTTATGGAGCCGGCAAAGCGGCATTTTGGGATACTCGCCCGCGGGTTGTGGGGGAGGCGGGCATGGCGGTGGTCATTCTGCTGGCCGGGGTGGCGGCCATAACAGTGCTGGTAATCTACCTTCGACGCGGGCAGCGCAGGGATGCCGAGGCTATGGCGGCCTCCGCATGGACGTCCGGCGCGGCCGGATGGCAACCGGGCGAACAGACGCAATGGCGCGAGTTCGGCGAGGGTTGGCGGACCTTTCTCAGCCCGGTGGTCGGCGAATCATTCCGCAATCCGGACGGCACGGCGCGCCAGGATATCCTGACGCGCTGCCGGATCGGCGAGGATGCTATCCTGGAGCCCGAGCCCGGCAATCGTCATGACTCGGAGGCGGTGAAGGTGCTGCGCGCCGCGACCGGCGAGCAAATCGGATATCTGCCGCGCGGCCATGATCTCTTCGACGCTGCCGACGAGGGCCGCGCGAAGGCCGTGATCCACGCGCTGCATGGTGGGACGATGGGCAAGGAAAGCCGCGGCGCCGTGCTGCAGATCGGCGTGCGCGACTGACGCGATCATTACTCGATGCAGTAGGCGCCCGTGACGCGCGCGAAGATCTCGATCTCGTCGCCGGACTCCTGCAGCGTCAGCGGCGCGGTCTTGCCGCCGTCGATGCGAATCGGCGGGTAGCGGCGCGGGTTGGTGGTGCGCGCCACCAGGCTCAGCACGCCCTTTTCGAGTTCGAGCTCCTTGACGGTCGCCTCGACCTGGTCGGTGACGTTGTGGCGCAGGCAGATGACGCGCTCGCCGGCGGCCGGCCGCTTGCCGATGTCCGCATAGCGCACGGCGACCAGGATCGAACCCGGCGGATAGAGCTTGTTCATCGAATCGCCGCGCACCTCGAGCGCCAGACGCTCGACGCGCGGGTAACGCCGGTCCGGCGGGATGGCGATCGGATACCACTGATCGCGGTCCCAGACATAGGCGGCGCGCCACTCGCCGGCCTGCACATGGCCGATGACGGCGATGCTGGAAACGCTGGCGGTCGGGGCCTCGGCCTCGCGGGGGCCATCATCGTCGCCACGCAGCCATTCCGGCCGCACGCCGAAATGGCGGGCGGCGTCGATCACGAAGCGCGGCTCGAGGCTCTTGCCCTTTTCCGCCTGGGTGATCGAGGGCTGCTTGACGCCCAGGATCTCGGCCAGCCGCTTCTGCGACAATCCGAACTCGACGCGTAATGCCTTGAGACGCGTGGCAAATTTGCTCATGACCCAATTCTATAAAAAGTCTTATCGCAATATCCGATAAACGTTCTTATTGACGTCCGATAAGAAAGTTTATATTCTCGGCGCCATGAACCCTTCCGGCGCTCCCTCCATGAAAGAAGCCCTGCAACGCGCGGTGGAAGCCGCGGGCGGCCAGGCGAAGCTGGCGCGGGCGTTGAACGAGCTGGCCCCGCACAAGCCCGCCGTGAGCCAGGCCCTGATCTGGGACTGGATCAACCGCGCCGAGCGGGTCGCCACCGCCGAGCGGGTGCTCGATATCGAGAAGGTCACTGGGGTGTCGCGCCATGAGCTGCGGCCCGATCTCTATCCGCGGGAGGAAGCGGCGGCATGACCTGCGCCCAGGAGTTCCGTGATCTGGATTTGGAGGGCAAGCCGCTCGATTCGTTCGGCTGCAAGCCCATGCCCCTCGCTTCGGAGACGATGCGTCGCCGCGCCCGTGACCATGAATTGGCGCTGCTGCTCGCGGTCATCGCCGGAACCGACGAAACCGAGCATGGCGCCTGGTGCGGGGAGGGGTTGGCATGAAGGATCGTGCGTCATCGCCGCTACGGTTGCAGGTTCCCCGGCTGGTGGCCACGGGAACCGCCGGCGCCGCATCCCGCCGTCCGGCCCAGCCGATGCGGTTCCAGAAGCCCAGGCCCGCGGGCTCGCTCAAGTCGGTGCTGGCCGAGACGGTGGCGCAGCTCGGCGGGCTGGAGCGTGCTGGCGATTGGATCGGCCGCTCGCGCACCCAGGTCGCGCGCTTCACCGATCCGGCCGAGGCCGACTCGTTCCCGACCATCGACCAGATCCGGACCTGGGAAGCGGCGCTCGGCCGCCCACTGGTGACGACCTTCATGGCGCTCGAGGCGGGCGCGCTGCTGCTGACGATGCCGCAGGGCGAGGACGGCGCGGCCGCGGTCGATCTCGCGGCGATCGGGCAGGAGACGGCCGAGCTGTTCCGGGTCTATGGCGAGGCGCTGCGCGACGGCTCGATCTCGCGCGGCGAGGCGGGCGCGATGGTGAAGGAGATCGACGACGTGGCGGCGGCGCTGGTGACGGCGCGCGCGCATCTGGTCGAGATCCGGGACGAGCAGGAAGAGGCCGCATCATGATCGAGGTTCCGGTCCTGTGGCTGGTGCTGCTGCTGATCTTCGCGGTGGTCGTCGGCTTCATCGCCGGCTGGCTGCTCGGCGCCGACGTGGTGCGGCGCGAGATCGAGGCCGAGTGGGCAGCATCCGGCGCGCTCGACGCTTCTCATGAACGCGCCATCAAGCTCGCGCGCGAGGCGATGGCGCCATGAGAGTTCACCACCATTCCCATGCGCGCTGCGGGATCCAACCCCGGGCGCGCATCAACGCCGGCGACGGAGAGCAGTCCGCTCCGGGCTCGCGCCGAGTCCCGTTCAAGACGTCGCCGGCGTTTTCTCTTTCCTCTTCCCGCGGCAGCCGAGCGCATCGCCAGTCGCGGGACGACGCCGGCGGGTGGCGGCAGAAGCCCGCCGGCGGATCCTTTTCACGAGATCGCGTGGGCGTCCCCCGCCTGGGCGCGATGACGGCGACGCAGCGTCTCACAACTGCGGCCTCCCTGTTCGAGACTGGCCCCGCTCGCGAGAGCGGGGCCTCTTTTGGGGCGCCGGGGGGGGCAGGCTGATGGACGTCGAGCCGATCTTCCGCGGCGTGCGCGTCGGCGATCCGAAGCCGGCGAAGCGCCAGCCCGACGCCGTGATCGATGACGCGATCGCGCTCGACTTCGCGCAGCTGATCGCCGTCGGCGTCTCGGAAGAAGGCGGCTTCATGCTGCTGATGAACGGCCTGCCGCCCGAGCGGGCGGCCTGGCTGCTGCGCCTCGCGGCGCGGTCGCTGGAGGATCAGGCGTTCGGGGTGGGGCGATGACGGTGGATCCCTTTGCCGGCCACGCCCGGCATCGCTATCGCGTCATCCTTGCGGACCCACCCTGGCGTTTCGAGACACGGTCGCACCGGGGCCAGGGCAAGGGCGCGTCGCAGCATTACGACACCATGGCCACACCGGAGATCATGGCATTGCCGGTCACGGATCTCGCGGCGGACGACTGCACGCTGTTGATGTGGGGCTGCTGGCCGCATCTGCCCGACGCCCTGCGGGTCATCGAAGCCTGGGGCTTCACATACAAGACCTGCGGCTTCGTCTGGGTGAAGCAGAACCGATCGGCGGCGACGCTCTGGGCCGATCTCGACAAGTTGTTCATGGGCCTTGGCTATGGCACGCGCGGCAACAGCGAGTTCTGCCTGCGGGCCTCGCGGGGCGCGCCGAAGGTCAAGCCGGGGTCACGCGATGTCGAGCAATTGATCCTGGCGCCGCTGCGCGAGCATAGCCGCAAGCCCGACGAGCAATATCAGCGCATCGAGCGGCTCTATGACGGGCCCTATCTCGAGATGTTCGCGCGGGCGCGCCGCGAGGGCTGGGACGCCTGGGGCAACCAGGTCGGGAAGTTCGGGGAGCAGGCCGCATGACCCTCCTTCGCCAAGGCTTCGGAGGGCAGGCCCTCTCGATCGGCCCCGGCATCGTGCCGTTGTCGGCCGCCCTGCGCGCCGAGATCGAGGCGAGTGGCGTCACGCCAGCGCTGACCGACTGGATCCACAAGCTCGAGGCGACGCCGCCGGGCGGGCTGCTGGTTTATTGGGACAGCGCGGCCTCGATCCATGAGCAGGGCGACGGGCTGCTGGGGTTCTTCATGCGGCTGCAGATGATGCGCGCAGTGGCGCTGTTCCAGCGGCGCGGGCCTTCGGGGCATCTGGCCTATGTCGCGCTGCGGCGCGACGGCTGGGTCGAGCCCGAGGGCGGGGCGCGGCCGCGCGTGGCGATGCCGCCGGCGATGCCGGATTTGGCCGCGTCGCACAAGGGCCGCAAGCCGCTGGAGCATTTCACGCGCCGCCGCAGCTCGGCCGGCGCGCTCTCGTCGCGATAGACGCATAAGGGATTATGCTCCGGAGGGCCCGCCCTCCGAAGCCTTGGCGAAGGAGGGGATTCGCATGGGCAACGAAAGCGAGCTGTGGACCGAGGCGCGCATGGAGCTGCTGCGCCGGCTCTGGGGGCAGCGATACACGGCCTCGCAGATCGCCGCGACCATGGGCGTGACGCGCAACCAGGTCATCGGCAAGGCGCACCGCATGGGATTGGCGTCGCGGCCTTCGCCGATCATCCGCGCGCCGGCGGCGGGAGTGATTCCGCCGCGCGCCGCGCCCAAGCCATGTCCCCCGGATCCCGAAGGGCATAGGGGGATGATCCCGCCACCGGACCGCGATCCGGATGCGGCGTGGAACGGTCCGACCTCGCCGCCGCCCTTGCCGCGCGCGCCGATCCCCGTGCGGGCCGAGGCGCCGAAGCCGATGCCGGCGGCGCTGGTGGAGGGCCGGGGGCGCTGGCGCCCGCTGATCGAGGCGGGCCCGCGCGACTGCCGCTGGCCCCAGGGCGACCTGCGCGAGGGCACGCTGCGCTTCTGCTGCGCCGGCACCGAGCTCGGGCATGTCTATTGCGCCGAGCACGAGACGGCCGCGCGCGGGCGCGGGCTGGCCTCGCTCGAGCGGTACGATCCGGAGGCGAAAGCGGCATGATCCCCCTTCGCCAAGGCTCCGGGGGACAGGCGGTCCTGACCGAAGCCGAGCTCGACCGCGCGGTGCTGTTCTCGATCGAGACGGCCGAGCGGGCGCTCTCGACGGAACGGCTCTATGACATCCTGGCGCGGGCCGGCGCGCTGCCCGAGGAGCCGCTCGCGCGGCTCTATCCGTCCCACCCGCACCGGCTGGCGATCTGCCAGTCGATCGAGCGGCTGAAGCGGTCGGGCGCCCTCGAGCGCTGGGGCTTGCCCTGGCAGGCGCCGGGCGGTGCGGCCGAGGGGACGGCGTCGTGAGCGCGCCGGCGGATCTCGCCTGGCTTCGGGGCGTCGTGGCGCGCCTCGAGGGAAAAACTCGCGCCGCCAATCCCTATGGCGATCGTCATGAAGAGCCGCTGGCGCTGATCTGGCAGGGAGGCTGGCGCGGTCAGAGGCCAGCCGCAACTTTCCACGTGAAACAAGACGAGAGGCAACCCGCCTCGCTGCAACGGCCTTGCGACCCCACCGAGGCAATTCGCTCGGCCGGACCCGGGCGCGGCCATGGGTGGCTGGGACTTCGCAGTGAATGGGGCGCGGTCGAGCTCAACGCGCTCGATCTCATGGGCGATGCAGATTGGCCGACCGAGCGAATGGGCGTGGTCCTGCGGCGAACCGAGGCAGCGATCCGGACTCAATTGCATCGCAGGCGGCGGACAGGGGCGGCGGCATGAATCCTGGCGGCCCGAAACCTCCCTCGATCTGGACGCCGGCGCGCGAGGCCGAGCTGCGTCGTCTGGTGGCCGAGGGGCTCGGGGCGCCGGCGATCGCGCGGCGCCTGGGGGCGTCGCGTTCGGCCGTGCGCGGCAAATGCCTCCGGCTCGGGCTGAAGCGGGTGAAGCGGGGCTACTTCCGATGGACCCCCGCGATCGTGGCCCAGGTGCGCGAATGGGCGGCCTCGGGCGTGACGATGGAAGACACAGCGCGGCGTCTCGGGATCTCGGCCTCCGCTGTGCATAGCCGGGCCGTGGTGCGGGGGATCCGCTTCGATGAGCGGGCCTATCTGCCGGCCGACGATGCGCGGCTGCGCGTGTTGGCACGGACAGGGCTGAAGACGCGCGCGCTCGCCGCCGAGCTCGGGCGCAGCCAAGCCTCGATCCGCTGGCGGCTGCGGAAGCTGGGGCTGGGGCGAAGAAGCCGAATTCCGAAGCCGAAGGTGCTGCTGGCGACGGTGCGCGCCGATGCAGCGGCGATGGTGGCACCGGATCGGGCGCGATTGATGGCGGGGAAGGCGGCATGAGCGATTTGGACCTTGACGATTCCGACCTGGCCGAGCCGCCGGTCGATATCGCCGCCTACGCCTCCGACAAGATCGACCGCGCCTTCGTCGCCGGCGCCGGGGCGCATGGGCTGACGCGCGAGGCCTATGAGGCGGCGATGCGGGCCCATGAGCATCCGGCGGCGCTGGCGCGGCTTCGGGCCGCGCTGGGCGAGGGTTATCGCTTCCGGAACGGCGTCTATCCCGGGCTGGGCCGCTATCGCGCCGAGCGCGGCGGCTGCTGGGAGCCGGTCACCGATCGCGAGGACGGGGCGCTGTGCATTACGGTGCCGCTGCTCTGCTGGGAGGCCGGCCGAGCCTTGCGGGCCTGGGACATGCTGCTGATCGACGCCGAGGATCCGGCGCAGGTCGCAATCCGCGGCGGCCCACTGTCGATGCTGGGCGTCCATTTCGATCCGTGGCACCGGACCCCCGACGACGCGCCCTGGCGCGTGCGGCTCTGCCCGACGCCGATAGACTGGCTGGCCCAGGGCGGCTCGCCGCTCGATTGGGGCCTCGGCATGCCGCGCCAGGCGCTGTGGCCGGTCTGGGTCATGGACTGGGAGCATCCCGACGCGCAGGCGCTGCTGCTGCATTGCAGCCTGGTCTGCGCCGACGAGGCGCAGGGGCTCGAGATCGCGCGGCGGCAGAAGGCGGCGGCGCGGGCGCGCCATGCGGCGCATTGCCCGCCGGCGCCGGTGATCGAGATCGTCGACCACGCCGAGGCGGCATGACCGAACCACCAAAGACCAAGCCGCTCGACGAGAAGGCCTCGCGAGCGAAGGCAAAATCGACGGCGCGCGCCGAGAAGAATGCCGCGCGCCTGGCGTCGCTGGCCGGGCCGCCGGCGGATGGCGATCTGTTCGGCGGCGACCGCAAGCCGATCGAGGAGCTGCCGCGCAACGATGTCGGCAACGGGCAGCGGCTGCGGCGGCGCCATGGCGACGACGTGCGCTTCGTCGACCAGGCGGGCTGGTTCGTCTGGAACGGGCAATGCTGGGAGCGATCCGGCACCTCGAAGGATCCCGGGCATGAGATCGTGAAGAAGGCCCATGCCACGGCCGATGCGATCATGGAGGAGGCGCGGACCTTCGCCGAGCGCGCCGAGCATGAGACCGTCGCGGCGAAACAGGAGGCGCTGCTCGACCGGGCCGAGGCGCATCACAAGTTCGCCATCGCGTCGGGCAACCACAACAAGCTGCGCGGCATGCTGTCGGAGGCCGCCCCCTATCTCGGCATCAAGCCGACGGCGCTCGACGACGTGCCCTGGCTGTTCTCGATCGCCGACGGCACGGTCGAGCTCGGGCTCGAGGTCGCGAAGCGCGACCATGCGCGCGACGACCTGATCACGCATCTGTCGCCGGTGGTCTGGGATCCCAAGGCGAAATGCCCCAAATGGGAAAAGTTCATGGAGGAGGCGCTGCCGATCGTGGCGGTGCGCCGCTTCATCCAGCGCTGGGCCGGCTATTGCCTCACCGGGCTGACGCGCGAGCAGAAGGTGGTGCTGTTCTACGGGCTCGGCGCCAACGGCAAGAGCGTGTTCCTGAAGGTGCTGCAGCATGTGCTGGGCAATTACACGCTGACGGTCGGGATCGAGACCTTCCTCTATGCCGAGCGGCGCGCGGACGCCGCCTCGCCCGACTTGGCGCGGCTGCCGGGCGCGCGGCTGCTGGTGGCGAGCGAGCCCGAGCATGGGGCGCGGCTGTCGGAATCGGTGATCAAGACCGCGACCGGCGGCGAGAAGATCCTGGCGCGGCACCTGTTCGAGGGGCTGTTCGAGTTCACGCCCTGCTTCAAGCTGATCCTCTCGGCCAATGTGAAGCCGATCGTGCGCGGCCAGGACAACGGCATCTGGCGCCGGCTGCTGCTGGTGCTGTGGGGCGTGACCTTCGACGGCGTCAACGGGCCGGCGCCGAATCCGCATCTGGCCGACGAGCTGATCGACGAGGAGACGGCCGGGATCTTCAACTGGCTGCTGGCGGGGCTGGTCGACTATCTCGAGAACGGGCTGGCGGTGCCCGACGAGATCAAGGCGACAACAGAGGAATACCGCTCCGAGAGCGACACGGTGCGCGAGTTCATGACGAGCTGCACCGCGGCGGCGCCGGGCGAGCGCATCAACGCCACGGTGCTGTTCAAGACCTACTGCGCCTGGGCCGAGGAATCGGCCATGAAGCCGATCAGCCAGACCAGCTTCGGGCTGAAGCTGCGCGACATGGGCATCAAGGGCGAGATCGTCGGCAAGAAATCCTATCTCGACATCAAGCTGACCTGGCAGGCGCCGGCCAAGGGCAACGAGCCGCCGCCGGCGTCGAGCGAGGGCGAGTATGGAAATGGATAGTTGTGGAGGGTTGGAGGGTCGCGCGGGCTGACGCCTGGCGAGCGGAGGGCGCGGGGGCGAGGGCGGCAGCCCGACCGCTTCCGGAACTATCCAACCCTCCACAACTATCCATGAGGATTGCCAAGCCGGATCAACGCTCTTGGAGGGTTGGAGGGTTTGGAGGCTTTCTGCGGCCCTCGCATGTGAGGGAACGACACTTATAAGGGGTTTCTCTATGCGGCTTAGGGAAAACTATCCAACTATCCAAACTATCCAGAAGGGGTCTCGAAAGACTCTGCGGTCTCTCGACATCGAAGCCCTCCTGCACTGGACCTATCAGCGCCAGAAGGCCGACCTGGTCATTGATCGCGGGCAGGGGCTGCATCGGCTCGAGGCCGAGGCCGACGGCATCGAGATCCAGAGCCGCTCGGCCGACGGCTGCGCGCGCATCGCCGAGATCATCGCGCTCGGCGCCAAGATCGAGGGGCTGGGTCGGCCCGCCGGCGAGCTGCATCCGGATGCCGAGGCGGTGCATGAAGCGATCCTGGTGCGACGGAAGGATCGCGAGACGGGCAGGTCGCTGGCCCTGACGCCGCTGCAGCGCGGGCTGCTGCTGGTGCATGCGCGCCAGGGCGATCGGCCGGATTGGCTGCCGGGCGCGGTCCAGCGCTGGGAGCCGGTGCGCAAGGCCGATGGCAGCGTCAAGGTGGTCTGGGGCCGCGAGGGCCGGAAGGATCTGCCGAGCCATTGCGAGATCAGGCTCGCCATCTCGCAGGAGGAGATCGACCTCGCGCGCTGGGTCTATGGCCAGTGGTGGTCGGGCATGGCGTGGTTGCGCTGGTATCTCACCCAGCACAAGCTGCTGAAGGATCATGGCGCCACGGGCCCGGCCGTCGCGTCGGCACCGTGGAACTCGGCATCCGATTCGCGCGCGGCCGCTTGAATGCCGATGCCATCGCATGATTTAAGCGAGGCTTGACAAGGGTCGGGCGAAGGTATTGACATGCGTGCGGATGGTTGAATTGCGCCCGGCGGGAGATCCCCGACCGGGCGCTTTCCTTTTCCCCACAACCGAGGCTGCCATGTAATGCCGACGCGACCGCCGGTGCATCGTCCCCAGGGCGCCCGCACCGAGGCCCAACGCAAGGCCGACTATGACCAGCGCCGCGGCACGGCCCGCAAGCGTGGCTATGACAGCCGATGGGACAAAGCCCGCAAGGCCTACCTCGCGAAGCATCCGCTTTGCGTCAAGCATGAGGCGAAGGGCGAGACGGTCGCGGCCATCATCGTCGATCACATCATCCCGCACCGGGGTGACAAGGCCCTGTTCTGGGACAGCGACAACTGGCAGCCGCTCTGCAAGCCCTGCCACGACGCCAAGACCGCGACCGAGGACAGCGCGTTCGCGAACAGGGCCCCCCGTTCCTGACCAGCCCGCCCTGCACCCCGCGCATTAACGATTATGAACGCGAGGGGGTAGGGGGGTCGAATCTCTGGACCGACCCGCCTCCGGACCGCGCGAGCCATAGATTTTGCGGGGCCGCGGAATTCGGGAATCTTTTTTTGAGAGAAAGACATGCGCGGGCGTAGGGCTGAGCCGGCGGCGGTGCGGGCGGCGAAGGGGAATCCGGGGAAGCGCCGGCGGAAGACGATGGCTGATGTCGTCGAGGTCGCGGACCTCGAGGACGGGACGCCGCGGCATCTGAGCGAGAACGCGAAGAAGTTCTGGGCCCGCGTGGCGCCCGAGCTCACCCGCGTCAACATCGTCAAGAAGTCCGACCGTCAGGCGCTCGAGCGCTATTGCGAGACGCTGGCCGAGTGGTGGGCGATCGAGCTGCAGCTCCGGGGCAAGCCCCGCGTCTACTGGACCGACAGCGCGCATGGCCGCATGAAGCGGATCGAGCCGCTGATCCTGGTGCATCACCGCACCGCAAAGCTGCTGCTGGATTACGAGGACCGGCTCGGCCTCAACCCGGCGGCGCGCCAGAACATCCTGCGCGGCATGGCGGCCCAGGCGTCGCTGCCGCTGGACAACCCGAACGGAACGTCGAGCGATGGCGGCAAGACCGAAGGCGGCGAGCCGGCGGGCCCGGGCTCTCCGATCGGCCTCCTCGCTCACGCCCGAACCGACAGGCTCAACTGAGGAAGCACCACCGCCGTCTCAGCCCGACGAGCCGGATCCGCCGGCGCCGAACGGCGCCCCGGCGGGGTGCTGGTTCGACCGGAAGGCGGCCGACGCGGCCTGCGATTTCTTCCCGCGCTATCTGCGCCACACCGAGGGCGAATGGGCCGGCCAGCCCTTCACGCTCGCGGCCTGGCAGCGGCGCATCGTGCGGACCATCTTCGGCTGGAAGAAGGCCGACGGCACGCGGCTGATCCGCGTCGTCTATATCGAGATCCCGCGCAAGAACGGGAAGACCGAGTTCGCGGCGGGCCTGGCGCTGCTGCTGCTGCTGGGCGACGGCGAGTTCGGCGGCCAGGGCTATGCGATGGCGGCCGACAAGGACCAGGCCAAGATCGTCTTCAACAAGGCGTCGGTGATGGTCCAGTTCTCGGACCTGCTGATGCAGCATTGCGAGGCCTTCAAGACCTCGGTCTATTGCGCGCAGCTGATGGCGAGCTTCAAGCCGCTGTCGCGCATGCCGGGCACGAAGCAGGGCTTCTCGCCCAGCTTCGCGATCGGCGACGAGATCCATGTCTGGCCGACCGGAGAGCTCGCCGACGTGGTGCATAAGGGCACGGCCGCGCGCCAGCAGCCGCTGGAGGTCTATCTCACCACGGCCGGCATCAAGGGCGTCGGCTACGGGTGGGAGCTGCACGATCGCGCGCTGAAGATCCTCGAGGGCACGCTGGTCGACCCGACCTTCCTGCCGGTGATCTTCGCCGCGAACGACAATGACGACTGGCTCTCCGACGAGACGGTCGCGAAGGTCAACCCCAGCATCGGCATCTCGCCGAAGTGGGATTACATCCGGGCCGAGCGCGCCAAGGCGCAGGAGAGCCCGCGCCTCGAGAACGAGTTCAAGCGCTACCATCTCAACATCTGGACCGAGCAGGTCACGCGCTGGATCCCGATCGAGGCCTGGGATGCCTGCGCCGGCGAGATCGCATGGCAGGATCTGCCGGCGGCGATGAAGGGCCGCCGCTGCTTCGCCGCGGTCGACCTGTCGGCGAAGGTCGATCTTTCGGCGAGGGTGCTGGCTTTCCCGCCGGAGACGATCGGCGGGCTCTGGCATCTGGTGCCGCGGCTCTACCTGCCGAAGCAGCGGGTCGAGAACGCCGAGAAGCGGGACCGGCTTCCTTACCGCGAGTGGGAGCGGATGGGCGCGCTGGTGCTAACGCCCGGCGACGTGATCGATTACGGCTATATCGAGCAGCAGCTCATGGCCGATGCGGCTGAGTTTCAGCTCGTCGAGACCGGCTTCGACCCCTGGAACGCGATGCAGTTCGCGGTGCGGATGCAGGGCGAGGGCCTGGTGATGAAGGAGTTCCGGCAGGGCTACGGCTCGATGTCGGAACCCTCCAAGCAGTTCGAGGCCGAGATCCTGGCCGGCCGCCTTCGCCATGGCGGCCATCCGGTGCTGCGCGAGATGGTCAAGGCGGTATCGGTCGCGACCGATCCCGCCGGCAACATCAAGCCGGACAAGAGCGCGGCGACGCTGCGCATCGACGGCGTGGTGGCGTCGATCATGGGCATGGGACTGGCGATGGTCGCGCCGCCGGCGGAACCCGACATCAACGATGTGATCATGGCCCGCGGCGGCCTGGCGGCGTAGGAGCGAGCGATGGGCCTGCTGCGCCGAATCATGGAGGTCTTCGAGTACCGCTCGACGGTGACGCCGGGCGTGCCGCCTCGGGATCCGGTTATTGCCGAATGGTGGGGCCAAAGCAGCATGACGGCTTCCGGCGTATCGGTGACACCCGACAGCGCCATGCGGGTCACCGCGGTCTATCGGTGCGTCAAGGTACTGGCGGAAACGCTGGCCACGATGCCGCTCCTGATCTGGGAGCGCAATGACAACGGCAAGCGGCGGGCGATCGAGCATCCGCTCTATCCGTTGCTGCATGGCAAGCCGAACGAGCGGCAGACGGCATTCGAGTTCATCGAGATGATGGCCGCACATACGGTTCTGCGCGGCGACAGCTTCGCGCGAATCATCGAGCGTGGCGACGGAGCGACCGCGGCCCTCATTCCCCTTCACCCCGATCGCGTGCAGCCCGTCCCTATGGATGACGGGAAGATCAGCTACAAGTACCGCGATCAGAACAACGTCACGGTTACGCTTCAGTCCCGCGAAGTCCTGCGGCTGCCGGGCCTCAGCCTCGATGGCGGCGTCAATGCATTGTCGCCGATCGGCTACCACCGCGAGACGGTCGGCCTGTCGGTCGCGGCCCGCGAGTACCTGGCGCGGTTCTACTCGAACAATGCGGCGCCGAAGTTCGGCATCAAGCTGGCACCCATCCTGAAGGAGGACGCGAAGACCGCGCTGATCGAGAGCTGGGAGAAGCGTCATCGCGGCGTCGAGAACCAGCACAAGCTGGCGATCTTCGATGGCGGCATGGAGCCCTTCCAGCTTGGGCTGTCGAACGATGATGCGCAATATCTCGAGCTGCAGCAGTTCAGCGTGACCGATATCTGCCGGATCTTCGGCGTGCCACCGCACAAGGTCATGGATCTGTCGAAGGCGACCTTCTCGAACATCGAGCACCAGGCGCTCGAGTTCGTCACCGATACCGTGCTGCCCTGGGTGCGTCGCTTCGAGGATCGACTCAACCTCTCGCTGCTCAGCCCGCCGGACCAGGCTCGGTTCTTCATCGGCTTCGAGATGAAGGGGCTGCTGCGCGGGGACAGCGCGGCGCGCGCGGCGCTCTATGACGTGCTCTTTCGCACGGCCTCGATCTCGCCCAACCAGATCGCCGCGGCGGAGGACATGGACGGCTATGAAGGCGGCGATACCCGATACATCCCTCTCACCATGGCGCCGGCGGACAAGATCCTCGACGTGCTGTTGAAGGATGCCGGCCAGAAGCAATCCCGCGAGAACAGGGAATCCGCGACATGAGCATCGAAGAGATCGAACGGCGGTTCTTCGTCGCCGAGGAACTCGAGGTCGAGAAGCGCGCCGACGGCAAGCCCGTGCTGCGCGGACATGCGGCCGTGTTCAACAAGCTGTCGGAGAATCTGGGCGGCTTCCGCGAGCAGGTCGCGCCCGGCGCCTTCCTGGAGACGATCCAGAAAGACGACATCCGGGCGCTGTTCAATCACGATCCGAACTTCGTCCTGGGCCGCAATCGGTCCAAGACCTTGACCTTGAGCGAAGACGCGCGCGGGCTGGCGATCGAGATCGAGATGCCCGACACCCAGACCATCCGCGACCTGGTGGTGGCGCCGATCCAGCGGCGCGACGTGAGCCAGATGTCCTTTGGCTTCGCGGTGCGCGCCGGCGGGCAGGACTGGGGAGACGACGGCAAGGGCAACATGATCCGTACGCTCAAGCAGGTGCGGCTGTTCGATGTGAGCCCGGTGACCTTCCCGGCCTATCCGCAAACCGACATTGCCGTGCGGTCCCTGACCGAATGGAAGGCGGAATTGCAGCGCCAGGCGGCGGCAGCGACGATGCCGAACCTGCGGGCCATGCGCCAGCGCCACGCCGAGATCTGATTCAAATTCCCGTCGCCGGAGGGTGACGGCAACAGGGTCGCCATGGGGCGGCCCTTTTTCATTGGAGGATGACGATGTCCGATCGCCTGAAGGCCCTCCGCGAGAAGCGGGGCAAGATTGTCAAGGAAATGCGCGAGATCCTCGAAGCGCCCGAGAAGGAGAAGCGGGACGCCACCACCGAGGAGACGCAGAAGCACAGCACGCTGTTCGCCGATCAGGACAAGCTGCGTGTGCAGATCGAGGCCGAGGAGCGCCAGGTCGAGCTCGACCGCGAGATGGCGTCGAAGGCCGGCGAGACCGAGGCCGAGAAGCGCGCTCGCGAAGCGGCGGCCGGTGGCCAGGGCGGCGGCGATACCATCGAAGCCCGGCAGATGAAGGCTTACCGAAAATTCCTGGTCGGTGGGCTGCGGAGCCTCAATGACGAGGAGCAACGCTCGCTCAATGCCGGCTCCAATCCCGATGGCGGCTACACGATCGCGCCGCCGGCCTGGATGGCCACGCTGATCAAGAACGTCGACAACGCGGTCATCATGCGCCAGCGCGGCACCGTGTTGCCGGCGCTGACGAAGTCCGAGAGCCTTGGCGTGCCGACGCTCGACGCCGATCCGGACGATGCCGACTGGACGGTCGAGCTGTCGACCGGCAACGAAGACACCGCGATGAAGTTCGGTAAGCGCGAGCTGGCGCCGAATCCCATGGCGAAGCGGATCAAGATCAGCAAGAAGCTCCTCCGGATCTCGTCCCTGCCGATCGAGCAGATCGTCAGCGACCGTCTGGCCTACAAGTTCGCGGTGACCCAGGAAAAGGCCTACCTGACCGGCGATGGCGTCAAGAAGCCGCTCGGCGTGTTCACGGCCTCGAACGACGGCATTCCGACCGGCCGCGACGTCTCGACCGGAAACGATGCCACCCAGATCAAGTTCGACGGTCTGATCGAGGCTAAGTTCGCGGTCAAGGGTCAGTACTGGAACAAGGCGTCCTGGCTGTTTCACCGCGATGGCGTGAAGCAGATCACGAAGCTGAAGGACGGCGAAGGCCAGTATATCTGGCGGCAATCGGTGCGCGAGGGCGAACCGGACATGCTGCTGGGCCGGCCGCTCGATATGAGCGAGTACGCGCCCAACACCTTCACCAGCGGGCTCTATGTCGGCATGTTCGGCGACTTCTCCTGGTACTGGATTGTCGATGCCCTCGACATGCAGGTCCAGCGCCTGGTCGAGCTCTACGCCGAATCCAACCAGGACGGCATCATCGGTCGCTATGAGGGCGATGGCATGCCGGTGCTGGCCGAGGCCTTCGCCCGCGTGAAGCTGGGCTGATCGCCGATCTCCCGATCGCAACCTTCTAGAGAGCCCGGCGGCCCGCGTGCCGCCGGCGCCGGAGGAACTCGACATGGATATCCATAACGACATCAAGGTGAGCCGCGCGATCAGCCCGGCCGCCGCGGTGACCGACAACACGGCTTTTGTGAGCGAAATTCTCGACACCGCGAATTTCGCGGCCAACGAGCTGCTGATCGCGACAGGGTCCCTCGCGGATGCCGGCGCCACCTTCACAGTGTTGCTGGAAGAGAGTGCCGCCGATGACATGAGCGGCGCAAATTCTGTCGCCGATGCCGACCTAATCGGCACCGAGGCGGCTGCCAGCTTCGATCAGGACGATGACGACTCGACCTTCAAGCTGGGCTACCGCGGCAACAAGCGGTACATCCGCGCCACGATCACGCCGGCCGGCAATGCCGGTAATGCGTTCATCGCGGCGATGTGGGTGCAGATGAACGGCAGGACCGCACCGCAGGCCTAATCGCCGAACCCCAGCCAGCATTGATCTGGCTGGGGTTCATTCCTGGGCGTGGCAGTTTCCAAGGGAGGGCCCGATGGCCGATCCGACTTTTCAACCGAAAGTCTATCTTACGAGTGGCGGCGACAAGCAGGTCGTCGCCAGCGGCGGCGAGATCGATGTCGAGACCGGCGGCGCACTCAAGATCGCGGGCACCGATAGGACGGCGGCCTTGGCGACGGCACCGGCCGGTGTTGTCGCGGGCTATAAAATCGCCCGCGGATCGTCGGCGCTCGACGGCTCCAATCCGACCACCATCGCGACAGGATTGGCCACGATCGTGGCCGCCGTGGCCACACTCAAGGGCACGTCGGCGCCGGGCGACAATACCTCGGTGCTCACCGTCAATTATGCGGGCAGCGACGGCAATCTGGATATCTACGCCTGGAAGAACACGAGCGGCAGCGATCCGACGCTGGTGGCCTCGACCGGGACCGAGAACTTCGATTGGATCGCGATCGGAACCTGAGCGATGCGCGTTCGCATGAAGACGACGATGGCGGGTCCTGCCGGTGTTTGGCTGGCGGGGTCCGATGTCGATCTGCCGCCGGCGGCGGCTTACGCGCTGATCGAAGGCCGGTTCGCGGACCAGGTCGACCAACCCGGCACCGAGGAGCAAGCCATGCTTTCGGCGCCCGAGACGACAGCCCGCCGGCGCCGCCGGCCGTCACCTGGCAAATAGGAGGCCGCCTTGACCATTCGTGGTGAAGTCAATCTGCCGCGCGACACTGTCACGGCAACAGTCGCGAACGGAGAGAGTCTGTCGGATGTGGTCGATCTCGGGGGCATGTCACTCACCGGCATCGTCATGCCCGCCGATTGGGATGCGGCCGACCTGACCTTCCAGGCGAGCCCGACGGGCGTCGGCGCCAGCTTCGCCGATCTCTATGATGCGGCGGGCACCGAGATCACGGTGTCGGCGGCGGCCAGCATCGCGATCGCGATCGAGCCGGCGGCGTGGGCGGGCCTGCGGTATCTGAAGATCCGGTCGGGCACGTCCGGGTCGCCGGTCAACCAGGGCGCCGACCGCGCGCTGGTGCTGCTGGTGCGGCCGGTCTGATGGGGCGGCTGCTGACATTGCTGTCGTCGGGCGCGGGCGGAGGCGCTGCCGCTTCTGGCCTGCTGTCCTTTAGCGAGCCGCCAGCGCCCGGCGATCAGGTCACGCTCGACGACCAGACCTACACCTACGTCGAATATCTAACCGAGACCGGCGCGAAGGCGGCGGCCGTCCTGACTTTTTCCAGCAGCGATCCGCCTGCCGATGGCGACACCTTCTCCTTCAACGGAACGACCTATACCTACGTGTCGGGCGCGTTCACGGCTCCGAACCAGATCGCGGTGACGGCGAACGCTGGCACGGCGATGAACATCTTCGCGGGCTTTTGGAACAATGGCAGCTTCGTCGGCAGCCAGATCTCCGAAGGGTCGACGCGGGATACGAATTTCTCGGCGGCCGTGGCGACCGATCCGGACGTCACGCTCACCCTGCGGGCCAAGGATGCCGGTACGGCCGCGAACGGTCTCGCCGTCGCGAGTACCATCGGCAACGCAGCTTGGAACGACACCGCGACCGCCGGCGGCGCCGATCCGGGCGATGCGGTGCCGAACGAGCTGCTGATCTCGCCGACGCCGGAGGATTGCGGCTATGCGTTCGCCGCCGCGATCGGAGTCGATTTCGGCGAGGAAGGCAACGTAATCGGCACGGGCACTGCTGCGCCAACAGCTGCGCAGCTCGACGAAAGCAATTACGACAGCGGCGCGGCCGAGGTGCCGGTCATCGCGCGCGCCGCTGGCGCCGCCGGCAACAATATCGTGACGACGGCGACCGGCTCGGCCCTGTCGTGGGGCGACACGCATCTGACGGGCGGGGCATAACCAATGGGCTTGACCCTCATCACCGCCGCCACGGTTCCGGTCTTGGACACGGCCGCGGCCAAGGCGCATCTGCGCGTCGAGTTCGCCGACGACGACGTCACGATCGATGCGCTGGTCGCGGCAGCGACCGAAACGATCGAGGGCATGACGGGCCGCGCCTTCCTCCAGCAGACCTGGCGCTTGACGCTCGATGCCTTCCCGGCTTGCCGCGATCCGGTCATCCGGCTGCCGCGGCCGCCGCTGATCTCGGTCGACAGCGTCAAGTATGTCGACGCGGACGGCACGCTGCAGACGCTCGACCCCGCGCTCTACCAGGTCGATGCCAATTCGACGCCGGCGCGCCTGGCGCCCGCCTATGGCCAGGTCTGGCCCTGCGCGCGCTGCGAGCTGGGCGCGGTGCGGATCGAATACAAGGCGGGCTACGGCACCACGGCGGACAAGGTGCGGCCGACGCTCGTTTCCGCCGTCAAGCTGCAACTCGGCCATCTCTATGAGAACCGCGAGGCCGTCAATATCGGCAATATCGTCACCACCATGCCGATCGGGGTCGAGAGCCTGGTCTATCTGAACAAGGTCTGGTGATGCCGCGCATCGGGCAGCTTCGCGAGACGGTCGAGATCCAGGCCTCCTCGCGGGGGCCGACGGATTCGGGCGGGCAGCTCGAGACCTGGGCGCTGGCGCATCGCTGCCGGGCGCGGGTCGAGCCGCTGACCGGGGCCGAACGGCTCGAGGCCGAGCAGCTGGTCGCGGCGCAGGGCTACCGGGTGACGATCCGCCGGCCGCCCTCGATCGAGATCAAGACGACGCACCGGATTCTCTGGTCCGGGCGCGTGCTGACGATCGCGGCGGTGCAGAATTTGGACGAGCGGGGGCGGTTTCTCGCGATCCTGGCCGACGACCAGGGCCTGGCGTAAGGCCCTCCCCCTACCCCCTCCCGCAAGGGAAGGGGGTGAGAAAGAAGAGAGATGGCGTCGCGGTTCGACGGGGTCAACAAGCTGCGGCGGATCCTGAAGCGGTTGCCGGACGAGGCGGCCGAGCCGATCAAGACCGAGATCCGGCGGGCCGGACAGACGCTGCTGTTCGAAATGGGCGCGCGGGTGCCGCGGCGCACGGGGCTGCTGGCGCGCTCGCTGCGCTACCTGATCACGGCCCGCGGCTTCCTGCTGCGGGCCGGCGTGATCGGGGCCAAGGCGCGGCGGCTGGCCTTCTATGCGCGGTGGGTCGAATTCGGGACGAAGCCGCATTCGCTGAAGCAGGGCGCGCGCCTGGCCCGCAGGGGCCGCAGCGCGGCGCTGCAGTCGCAAGGGGCCCGGCATCCCGGGACCAAGCCGCAGCCCTTCGTGCTGCCGGCCTACAAGGCCCAGAAGGCCGAGATCGTGGCGCGGATCGGCGCGGCGATCCGGCTGGCATTGCAAAAGGTGGCCCGTGGCTGACGCCGGATTGCCGCTGCAGAAGGCGCTCTATGCGCTTCTGACCGAGATGCTGGCGCCGATCCCGGTCTATGACGACGTGCCGCCGGACACGCCGACGACCTATGTCACGATCGGCGACGTGGTCTCCGGCGATGACGGCGACAAGACCGCGCAGGGCCAGGAGCATGTGGCCGCCATCTTCGTCTGGTCGAAGGGCGGCACCCGCGGCCGCGAGGCGGTCAAGACGGTGCTGGCGTCGATCCACGACGCGCTGCACGAGCAGGAAGCGGCGCTCGAGATCGAGGGCCATACCACGGTCATGGTGATCTGCGAGGCCAGCGACAGCGTGCGCGGGGCCGACCCGGCGCTGTGGCAGGGGATAGCGCGGTACAGGATTTTGACGGAGAGCGTGTAGCAATCCCTCCCCGCAGTGCCGGTGAAGGCCCTGCGGGCCCCCACCCTAACCCCTCCCGCAGGGGGAGGGGGCGTGATGTTTTTCGAGGAGAACGACGATGACTGCCTTGACCGTCCAGAACATGAGCGATGCCGGCCTCGAAGTGGTGCCGGTGGCCGCGGCGGCGTCGCAGACGATGCCGAATCCGAGCGACCAGCGGAACTTACTCTATGTGAAGAACGGCGACGGGTCCGATCACGACATCACGATCACGGCGCAGAAGACCTCGAAGGTGGTGCCGGGCATCGGCACCATGACCAAGGCCGACAAGGTGGTGACGGTGACGGCCGGCGAGTTCCGCCTGATCGGGCCGTTCCCCGTGGGCGCCTACAACAACGAGAACGGCGAGGTCGAACTCGCCTGGTCGGCGACGACCTCGATGACGGTCGCCGCGGTGCGGCTGCCGACGCTGGATTGAGATTCTTTCCGATCGCTTCGCTCTGATTTCAAGCTTCGACCTCGCTCGCATCTCGCGGCGGGCTTCATTGGCATGCAACCCTGAGATAAAGGAGACGCCCCATGGGCAAGGAAGTCGGCCGCAAGGTGCTGGTCAAGATCGGCGACGGCGGCGGCAGCGAGGTCTTCACGACGCTCGCCGGCCAGAAGGATGCGACGCTCACGATGCAGGCGGGCGAGATCGACATGTCGGACAAGGCGTCGGGCGTCTGGGGCGAGACAGTCTCGGGCGACCTGTCGATGTCGGTCCAGGTCTCGGGCAACTGCAACTGGCCCGACACCACGGGCTTGAAGCGCGTCATGGACGCCTTCGTCGTTCCCGAGCAGATCAACGCGCAGCTGATCCTCAACGATACCGGGGATTACTGGCAGGCGGCCTTCGCGATCACGCAATGCAACATCGCGGGGCCGAAGGACAATCCGACGAGTTATGACATCACGCTCAAGGCCGCGGCGCAGCCGGTCTTCACCGCGGGCTGATAGAAGATGACCGACAAGATCGCCAATCCGGAGCGGGGCGAGGTCGCGATCACGCTCGACGGCCGGCGTTTCGTCATGCGGCCGGACTTCGAGCATCTGGTCGAGATGGAGGTCCGGACCGGCGTCGGCCTGGTCGAGCTGACCCGGCGCATCGCGTCCGGCAAATATGGCGTGCGCGACATGGCGGCGATCGTCACCGCCGGGCTCAAGGGCGCCGGCGAGGAACGGGCGGACTTCGCCAAGGTCGGCGCGATGATCCTCGCCGACGGGCTCACCTCGCTGGTGGATCCGGTCAACCAGTTCCTGATCAACGCGATCACGGGCGGCAAGACGCCGAGCGGAGACGACAGCTCGGGGGAAGCGGACGCGGCGAGCGGTCAGAGCTGATTCCGTTTCGCCGCTATCTGGGCATCGCCACCGGCGCGTTGGGCTGGAGGCCCGCCGACTTCTGGGCTGCCACGCCGCATGAGTTTTTCGCGGCGCTGGACGGCCATGCCGCGGCGAACGGCAGGGGCGACAAGGGCGAATCCGAGGCCGAGTTCGCCTCCTTCAAGGCCAAGCTGGAAGCCAAAGGCTTGGCATGACACCGGACAGACAGGAATCCCCAATGGCGATCCGAGAGCTGGACACCGAGACGCTGGCCCGCGCCGCGAAGGATTATGCGGCCTGGTTCCTGCGCGACGAAGGCCGCATGAACCGCGACTGGGTCATGCTGCAATTCTACAATTTCACCTACAAGGACGAGTTCGACTTCCTCGCGGCCGAAATCCGCCAGCATCTGGGGCCGGCCGCGCTGGCGGATTTCGACGATCGCATCGCGAAGCTGCGCGCCGATCACCCGCGCAGCGACGAGGTCTTCCACCGGCTGCTGGAAGAGAAGCGGCCGGCCGGCTACATGCCGAAGGAGGGCTAGACCATGACGACCGCGACCCGGATATCGAATGCCGCGGCCAAGGCCGCCTGCGATGCCATTGTCGGTCTGCTCGATGCCGGCGCCGGCGCCGCCACGGCCAAGCTCTACACCACGGCCCAGGCGACCGATCCGGACACCGCGATCGGCGCGCAGACGCTGCTGGGCACGCTGACCTTCTCGGACCCGGCCTTCGGCGCGGCCGCCGACGCCAATCCCGGCGGTCGTGCGACGGCCAGCGCCATCACCGACGACAGCTCGGCCGACGCGACCGGCACGGCGGCCTGGTTCCGCTGCGCCGACAGCAATGGTGTCGCCGTGATCGACGGCAGCGTCGGCACCTCGGGCGCCGACATGAACCTCAATACCGTCGCGATCGTGGCGGGGGCCGCGATCTCGATCACGAGTTGGACCGTCACGATGCCGGAGCAGTGATGGGGCCGGAGCAGTAAGCGCAGAAGGACGGGAGCCGGCCATGCTCTGGACGCCCGGCAATTCGTTCAACTGGCGGACTGATAATTTCGGCTCGACCTATACTGATGCCGGGCTCGGCACGAGCGTTCCAGGCAGCGGCGTCGCCAATACCAAAGGCGCCAACACCGCGCTGCTCGCCGGCATCGCCGAGGATTGCTATGGCATTGCCATTTGCTTTTCTGGCCTGAGTAGCAGCGCCGGAATCCGGCGGTCAATAGTCGATCTTCTGATCGACCCGGCTGCGGGTGCCGGCAATGCAGGTTCGTCCTGGTCTGTCGCGATTGCCAATCTCTATTGTAATAACCCCGCCTTTACCCTGGGGGCGACAGGACAGCGGTACTATTTTCCCCTGTTCCTCAAAGCCGGCACCGCCATCGGGGCGGCGCTGCAAGATGTGGCAGCGACAGCGGCGGCCGCTCGCGTATGCGTTAGATGTTTCGGCAAACCGACACGTCCCGAATTATTGCGAGTCGGCACCAAAGTCCAGACCTTGGGAGCGACGACGGCATCCACAACCGGCGTTGCCGTCACGCCCGGCACCAGCGCCAAGGGCTCCTACTCGGCTACCCTCGGCACGACCAGCTTCGATGCCTGGTGGTGGCAGCTTGGAATCGGCAGCAACGATTCATCGATGACGGCGAACAGCTATCTTTGGGACATCGCCGTCAATGCGACGAACAAGATCATCGTCGCTCAGGATATTGGTTACGGCGTCGTCGGGACCGTCGAGCAGGCATGGAAGGACGCCATGGGATGCTGTCCGCCGATGTATGATGTTGCGTCGGGACAGGACGTCTATGTTCGCGCCGCCGCCGCCGCAGCACCGGACAGCAGCATGGATGCCATCGTCTATGCGTTGGGAGGCTGACAGTGGCGATCAGTGAAGCCTTTGCCGGCTCCGCGACGATCTCGGGCACGGAAACGTCGCTGACGACCAACACGGCTGGCCCCGATGTCGAAACCAGCGACGGTGTGTTTCAGACCTTCATCGACCTGAACGCGATGGCGACCGGCGACGAGTTCCAGATCAAGGCTTACGAGAAGGTCCAGTCGAGCGATACGCAGCGCGTCGTCTACCAGTCGAATCCGGTCGGCCCGCAATCGCCGCCTATCTTCGTCATGCCGTCCCTGGTCTTGATCAACGGCTGGGATATTACGCTTAAAAAGATCGCCGGCACCGACCGCACCATTACCTGGTCGATCCGTAAGGTGGGCTGATGTCCTGGCTCTTCCAGCCCCTCGCGCCGGCCGCTGAGGCATCGGCGGGGGGCGGAAACGCCACGGGCACCGCCGATCAATCCCTGCCCCGGCTGGGACAGGCCGCCGCCGGCACCGAGAAAATCTCGGGCAGCGCGACGCAGACACTTATCAGGCTCGCGCAATCCGTCGCGGCCAGCACGACCAGCCTCGCCGCCGGCACGGTCGCGCAGACGCTGATCCCTCTCGGCCAAGCCGCATCGGCGCTGGAGACGATCAAGGGCACAACCGCCCAGACGTTCACGGCGCTGGCCCAGGCCGCGGCAGCGGTCGAGAGGATCATCGGCTCGGCGGTCCAGAGCCTGCCGGTCCTGGCGCAGGCGGTCGCGGCCAAGGAAACGGCCTTCGGCGCCGCGGCGCAGACCGTCGGCATTCTGGTCCAGGCCGCCGCGGCGGTTCAGCGCGTCGCCGGAACAGCAGCCCAGATCCTGACGGGGCTGGGGCAGGCTGCGGCCGGGGTCGAGCGCATCGCGGGCGCGGCGGCGCAGAGCGTCCCGCGGCTGGCGCAGGCCGCGGGCGCCCTCGAATGGATCGCGGGCACGGTGGCGGCGGTGCTGCCGAAAACCAGCCAGGCCGCGGCCGGGATGCAGACGATCGGCGGCACGGCGGCGCAGATCCTGGCGCGGCTGGGCCAGGCGGTGGCCGGCGGACTGGTGGACCTGGTCACGGCGATCGGATTCACGGCAGCGAAGCGGCTGAAGGTCGCGGCGAGCCCGCGGGTGCTGGCGGTCGAGGCCGGGACGCCGGTGCTGAAGGTCGGGTCGAGCCCCGGGCATGTCGAGGTGCCGGGCAGTGCGTCGGTCGTCAAGCTGCGCGGCGGGACCGTCGTCCGGTCGCGCTAGAACCAAAGGGCTGCCATGGCCGATTTCGAGAAGACCGCTTACGAGGACCGGATCTTCGGCTTCGATTTCGGCGCCAAGATGCTGCGCAGCGCCAAGCTGGTCAGCATCGAGGCGGTCGTGATCGCGCGGCAGAGCGGCGTGGATGTCGAGCCGCTGACGGAATCGGAGCGCGCGGTCTCGAACAAGCGCGCGCAGGCGAAGTTCTCCGGCGGCGATGCCGGGGCCAGCTACACGATCACGGTGAAGGTTACCGACAGCGACGGCCAGAAGCTGGAAGGCGAAGCCATGCTGGACGTGGTGGAACTCTAACTAGGCCTGGGGCAACGGCCGCCCCACCAACCCCATTGCCCCAGGCGAAGAGGACTTGATGGCGTCGCAGCAGGAAGTCGCCGACCTTCTCGTCCGGATCGAGGCCTCGACCTCGGCGCTGCGGCTCGAGCTCAACAAGGCCGATACCGCCGTCGGGCAGACGCAGCGGACGATCCAGCAGAAGCTGTCCGGCATCGATTCGGCCTTCAACAAGCTGGGCTCGGGCCTCAAGGGCGCGCTGCTGGCGGCGATTCCAGCGGTCACGCTGGCGGGACTGGCCAACCTGGTACGGTCCTCGCTCGAGGCGGCCGGCGGGCTCGGCGAGCTCGCGCAGCAGCTCGGCATCTCGACCGACCTGCTGCAGACGCTGCAATATGCCGGGACGCAAGCCGGGGTCTCGGTCGAGGAGATCAACACCGGCGTCGCCCGGCTGACCAAGACCATCGGCGACGCCTCGGAAGGCAACAAGACCGCGATCGACCGCTTCAATGCGCTCGGGGTCTCGATCCTCGACAGCGCCGGCAACCTGCGCTCGACCGATGCGATCCTGCGCGACGTGGCCGATGCGCTCGCCCGAATCCAGGATCCGGCGAAGCGGGCGGCGGCCGAGGTCGACCTGTTCGGCAAGGCCGGCCAGAAGCTCGACACCATCTTCGCCAGCGGCTCGGCCGCGATCGACGATTTCCGCAAGGCGGCCGAGGCCGCCGGCGACGTGCTGACGAAGGACCAGATCGACGCCGCCGACAAGGCGGCCGACAAGATCGCCGCGCTCGAATTCCAATATAAGAAGCTGGCGCAGACGCTCTCGATCGACCTGGCGCCGGCGATCACCTCGGTGCTGGGCGGGCTCGATGACCTGCTGCACGACCGGCCGATCCCGGCCTGGATGCAGATCATCCTGCGGCTGAATCCCGCGACCAACACCGTGCTGACGCTCAAGGATCTCCTCGACGCTGGGCCGATCGATCAACAGATTTCGGAGACCGAAAAGAAGCTCGCCGATCTGCAGCAGAAAATGCGCGACGCGCTGACCCTGCCGGAAGGCACGGTTTCGGAAGGCGCTTTTGCCGATCTGCAACAACAGATCGACGCGACGACGGCAAAGCTACAGAATCTGCGGGATATCGCCCGCCCCGCGTCGAGTTTCGAGAAGCCGGGCCATGGCGGCCGCACGATCGCGACCCTGGACGCCGCGGGCGGCGGCAGCAACCCGCTGCCAACCTCGACCGGCGTCGACAAGGTCCAGAAGACCGCCGCCGCGCTCGAGCTGCAGATCGCCAATCTCGGGCGGTCGTCGCGCGAACAGGCGATCTATAACGCGGTGACCCAGGCCGGCGTCGATATCGACACGGCCGCCGGGCAGAAGATCGCGGCGCTGGCCGACACGCTCTTCACGCTGACGTCGGCGCGCGAGCGGCAGACGGCGACAATCCAGGCCTCGACGGCGGCCGCCGTGGCCGAGGAAGAGGCACAGCGCCAGGCGAACGAGCGGGGCCAGCGGCTGATCGCGCAGCGCCAGCAGGTCACGACCTCGATCGAGCAGGAGATCGCGGACAACAAGCTGCTGATCGCGGCCAAGGGCGAGAGCAACGAGGCCTACCAAAAAGAGGCTCTGTTCCTCGACCTGGTCAACCGCTACCGGGCGACCGGGCTGCCGCTGACCGACGACGAGGTCGAGAAGGCGCGCACGCTGTCCGACACGCTCTATGAGCAGCAGAAGGCGCTGGGCGACAACAACGAGCTGGCCAACCAGCTCGGGCAGACCTTCTCCTCGGCGTTCGAGGATGCGGTGGTCAGCGGCAGCAGCCTGAGCGACGTGCTGCAGGGGCTGCTGCAGGACCTGGAGCGCATCGCGCTGCGGGCGGCGACCCAGCCGATCTTCAACGCGATCTTCTCGAGCCTGTCGAGCCTGGCGCTGACGGCGCTGGCCGATGGCGGCGTGATGACGGGGCGGGGGCCGGTGCCGCTGCGGCGCTACAGCAGCGGCGGTGTCGCCCGGACGGCCCAGCTTGCCCTGCATGGCGAGGGCTCGACGCCCGAGGCCTATGTGCCGCTGCCAGACGGGCGCTCGATCCCGGTCATGCTGCGGGGCGCGGGCGGCGGGGGCAGCAGCCAGACCGTCGTCATCAACCAGGAGATCAACGTCAATGGCGGCGGCGGAACGCCGGCGCAGAACACCGACCTGGCCGAGAAGCTGGGCGCCGAGCTGAAGCGGCAGATGCAGGTGGTCGCGGCGCAGGAGATCCGCACGGCGATGCGGCCGGGTGGAATGCTCAACACGGGGATGTAGTGTATTTCCGCCGGCTCGATGCCGCCCGCCAACCCATCTCGCCGGCGTAAGGAAGAACCATGGCGCGTCCCACCTTTTCCCCGCCGAAAGCCGAGGATCGGCCCTCGGCCAAGAGCGTCGAGCCGCGGCGGATCGTCAACGAGTTCGGCGACGGCTATACCCAGCGCAGCGGCGACGGGCTCAACACCATGCCGCAGATGCGCGACGTGTCCTGGTCGGCCCTGACGTCGGACCAGGCCGACGAGATCGAGGCCTTCTTCGAGGCGCGCACCGGCACTGACGACGCCTTCGACTGGACGCCGTCCGGCGAAGGTTCGGCCCGCGTCTTCATCGTCATGAAGTGGGCCCGCTCCGGCCGCCAGGACAGCGGGCGGCATGAGGGCGTGCAGGCGTCGTTCAAAGAAGTCTTCGATCTCTGAGATAACCCCTCCCCCTACCCCCTCCCGCAAGGGGAGGGGGCGTGATGATGGTGAATGATGACCGAGACCCTTGAGCAGGCGGTGCAGTCGCCGTCGGTTGGCGATCGCGTGCATCTCTTCACGCTCGACGCGGTGGCGCAGGGGGCGCCGGAGATCTATCGCTTCTCGCCGACCTCGGACCGCGGCCAGCCGATCCTGTTCAACGGGCTCGATTACACGCCCATGGACATCATGGCCGAGGGGTTCGAGTGGAACGGGCGCGGGGCGCTGCCGACGCCGAAGATCACGGTGCAGAACGTGACCCGCGCCATGTCGGCGCTGGTGCAGCAGGCCGGCGACCTGCGCGGCGCGACGCTGACGCGCATCCGGACCTTCCGGCAGTTCCTCGACAATGGCGATTCGCCGTCGCCCGATGCCTTCTTCGGGCCCGACATCTTCACGGTCGAGCGCAAGTCGAGCCTCAACAAGTTCTTCGTCGAGTTCGAGCTGTCGGCCAAGCTGGACCAGGAAGGCAAGATCCTGCCGGCGCGCCAGATCCTGCGGAACCGGTGCCGCTTCCGCTACCGGCGTTTCGTAGACGGCGATTGGGATTACACCGGCGCGACCTGTCCCTATGCCGGCACGCTCTATTTCGACAAGGCCGGGAATCCGGTGTCGATCGAGAGTGATTCCTGCGGAAAGAAGCTGGCGGACTGCGCGTTGCGGTTCGGCAGCGAGCCGTTGCCGTTCTCGGGATTCCCTGGCGTGGCCCGCGTGCGCTGAGAAGTACCCCTCCCCCTACCCCCTCCCGCAAGGGGAGGGGGCGTGATGTTTTGGAGTCCCATGTCATTCGAGGATTGCAACACCGAGGCGGTGAGCGCGGCGGCGCGGGCGCATGCGGTCGCGGCCTGGCCGAATGAGGCCGTGGGCTTCGTCGTCGCGGGCGTCTATGAGCCGCAGGCGAACATCGCCATCGAGAGCGCCGAGACTTTCGCAGTGACCGACGCGGCCTATCTCGATGCGGTCTCGCGCGGGTTGCAGGGCATCGTTCATTCGCATCCGGTGCTGGACGGGCAGTATCCCGTCGCCTGGCCCTCGGCCTCGGACATGCGCGCCCAGATCGCGACCGACCTGCCCTGGGGCATCGTCGTCGCGGGCAAGGAAAGCGCGGTGCCGCCCTTCTGGTGGGGCGACGCGGTGCCGATGCCGAAGCTCAAGGGCCGGCCATTCCGGCATGGCGTCACCGACTGCATGAGCCTGATCCGCGACTGGTATCGCCAGGAGCGCGGGGTCACGCTGCCGGTGGGCCCGCGCGACTGGGACTGGTGGGCGAAGCCCGAAGGCGCCGAGGGGCGCAATCTCTATCTGGAGAATTTCGGGCCGGCGGGCTTCACCGTCGTCGACAAGGCGACGGCGCAGCGCGGCGACGTCTTCCTGGCCAAGGCCGGACTGAAGACGACGGTGCCGAACCATGGCGCGGTCTATCTCGGGCGCGGGCTGATCCTGCATCACAAGGCCGGGCGGCTGGGCTTCGATCCGAGCCGGCTGTCGATCGAGGAGCCGGTCGCGCGCTGGATGCCCTTCATCACCCATTGCCTGCGGCATGAAAGCTCCGGCTCATGATGCGCACCGTCCATCTGCATGGCTCGCTCGCGGCGCAGTTCGGGCCTGAATTCAGGCTCGATGTCGCCACGCCGCGCGAGGCGGCGCGGGCCCTGGCGGCGCAGCTCAAGGGCTTCCGCAAGGCGATGATCGACGGCGCGTTCCGCGTCATCCGCCAGCCGCGGGTGCAGCCGCCGCTCTTGCCGCGGCCCGCCATGGCGCTCGGGCCCGAGGATATCTCGCTGCGACTGGGCGATGCCGACCTGCATATCGTGCCGGTCGTCGCCGGCGCCAAGGGCAGCGGCATGATGATCGGCAAGATCGTGATCGGGGTGATCCTGATCGCGACGGCGGTCTTCACGGCGGGCACCTCGCTGGCGGCCGCCGGCGCGATCGGCGCGGCCTCGCTGGGCGGCTCGGTGGCGGGCGGCGTTGCTGTGGGCAGCGCCGGCCTGGCGGCCACGGCTTTCACCGTCGGCGGCCTCGCGATCTCCTACGGCCAGATCGCGCTGTTCGGCGTGGCGATGGTGCTGTCGGGCGTGTCGTCGCTGCTGTCGCAGCAGCCCCATGCGGGCAATTACGGCAACCGCGAGCGTCCGGATCAGCGCCCCTCCTTCCTCACCAACGGCGTCGTCAACACCTCGGAGGAAGGCTCGCCGGTGCCGATTGCGGTCGGGATCTTCCTGATCGGCTCGAAGGTCGTGTCCGCCGGCATCACGCCCGAACAGATTGGTTGATCGCTTCGCTCTGATTTCTAGCTTCGATCTCGTTTCGCGCCCCATCCCGCCCACATTCTCGACATCGGAAAACCATGCCCGTCATGCAAGGCCGCGGCGACCGGATCAGCGCGCCCGGGGCCGATGCGATCGTCAGGGGTCGCAAGGGCGGCGGCAAGGCGGCGGGCGGCACGGTCTATACCCCGCGCGAGGATCCGAACTCGCTGCGGTCGAAGTCGGTGGTGCGGCTGACGGACCTGCTCTGCGAGGGGCCGGTGGTCGGGCCGTTGAACGATTCGCAGTCGATCCTGCTCGAGGACACGAAGCTGCAGGCGGTCGACGGGTCGTATAATTTCCAGGGCATCACCTGGGAATTCCGCACCGGTACGACCGACCAGGCGCCCTTCACCGGCGATCCGGCGCTGGAATCCGAGCAGGTGGTCGGGGTCGAGGTCAAGTTCGACACGCCGATCACGCGGACGATCACCAATCCCGACCTCGACGCGGTGCGGGTCACGATCCGGCTGTCGGCGCTGTTCGAGCAGAAGACCAACGGCGACCTGGTGGGGTCCGAGGTCGAGCATCTGATCGAGTGGCGCGACAATGGCGGGCCCTGGATCCGCTCGACGACCAACCTCAAATGGGAGGCGTTCGACGACACGACGCTCGACACCGCGTCGGGCCTGCAAGTCACGGTGCAGGCGACGACCGCGGGCGGCGCCAAAACTCAGACCGTCGATGTCGCCGCCGAATATCGCGCGGTCGGCGATGTGAGCTGGACGGCGCTGGGGTCGAAGACCGTCACCGTGCTGAACGCCACGCGGCGCGCCGGCGGGGCCCGCGACGACGTGGTGGCCGCCTTCCTGCCGACAGCAGGGTCCGCCACCTTCGAGATCGCCGGGCTGTCCGAGGACGAATACGAGGTCCGCGCGACGGTCGGGACCGTGGTCGCCAAGCTGGGGCTGGTGCCGCAGGGCGCGGTCATCACCGGCAAGACCATGTCGCCCTACGAGATCAGCTACCGGATCGACATCACCGGCACGGGGCCCTGGGACATCCGGGTCTCGCGGCTGACGCCGGATTCCGACAGCGCCCAGGTCCAGAATGCCGGCTTCTGGTCGCGCTACACCGAGATCATCGACGACCGGCTGATCTATCCGGATTCGGCGCTGATCAAATACACGGTCGACGCCGAGCAGTTCGGCGACCAGGTGCCCTCGCGCGGCGTCGAGGGCAAATGGCTGATCATGGAGGTGCCCGCCAATTACGATCCGGAGGCGCGGACCTATGACGGCATCTGGGATGGGACCTTCCAGATGGCCTGGACCAACAACCCGGCCTGGTTCCTCTATGCGCTGCTGACCAACACCCGCTGGGGCTGCGGCATCCCGGCCGAGAATGTCGACAAGTGGGCGCTCTACGAGATCGGCGTCTATAACGACGAGCTGGTGCCCGACGGCTTCGGCGGCACCGAGCCGCGCTTCACCTTCAACGGGCTGCTGAATACCGGCGAGGAGGCCTATCGCGTCATCCAGGCGGTGGCCTCGAATTGCCGCTGCATGGTCTTCTGGGCCTCGGGCACCGTGACGGTCGTGCAGGACCGGCCGCGCGACGTCGAGCGGCTGATCACGCCGGCGAACGTCATCGGCGGGCGCTTCGACTGGCAGGGGACGGCGCTCAAGGCCCGGCATACCTATGCCGCGGTGACATGGAACGACCCGGGCGACGGCTATCGCGCGGCGATCGAGCCGGTCGAGGACGATGACGGGATCGCCACGCTGGGGCTGCGGCAGGTCGATGTGCTGGCCTATGGTTCGACCTCGCAGGGGCAGTCGCACCGAGCCGGACTGTGGGTGCTGGAGACCGAGAAGAGCGAGGGCGAGCTCTGTACCTGGCGCGCGGGCTGGGACCAGGCCGACCTGACGCCGGGCATGCTGGTGGCCGTGGCAGACCCGGTGATCTCGGGCGTGCGCTATGGCGGGCGCGTCAAGTCGGGCTCGACCGACAGCGCGATCACGCTCGACGCCGCGGTGACGCTGTTCGCGGACCAGACCTATACGCTGTCAGTTGTCATGGCCGACAACGCGCCCGAGGATCGCGACGTGACGACGGGCGCCGGCGACACCGATACGATCGAGGTCGATCCGCCCTTCTCGGCGGCGCCGGCATCGGGGGCGGTATGGGTGCTAACCAGCTCGGATATCAAACCGATTCCGATCAACATTCTGAGTCTACGCGAGATCGAACAGGATCAGGTCGAGATCACCGGGAATCGGCACGACCCCACCAAATACGATCGCATCGAGCTGGGGCTGGTGCTGGACCCGCCGCCGACGTCGATCCTGGGGCTGCCGCCGCGCCTGCCGAGCGACATGGCGCTGCAGGAATCGCTCTATTCCGCGGGCCCCTCGGTGCGCGCGGCGGTGACCGTGTCCTGGAAGGACGGCGGCGACGGGCGCAGCCAGTTCTATGAGCTGCAGGCGAAGCGGCCGGGGCAGCAGTACCAGATCGCGAACGAGAGGATCCAGGGCACGTCCCTGCAGATCCTCGACACCGAGCCGGGGCTGTGGTCGTTCCGGGTGCGGGCGATCTCGAACATCGGCCAGCGCTCGGGCTGGCTGGAGCGGCGCGACGTCTACCTGACCGGCACGATGGGGCCGCTCGACGACGTGGCGGGCTTCTCGATCCAGGCCTTGAACGCCGAAGCGCATCTGACCTGGATCGCCGGCGTCAATCTCAACCGGACCCATTACGAGCTGCGCTTCTCGCCGGTGACGGTCGCCGCCGACTGGGGCTCGGCCTCGGTGCTGATCGAGCAGATCGGGCGCGACGCGACCTCGGTCAACGCGCCGCTGCTGGTCGGCAGCTATCTGATCAAGGCGGTGGGCGACGGGCTAGAGAGCGCCAACGCCACGCTGATCGTCTCGACCGTCGCCGGCATCGACCTGACGGCGACCGAGACGGCGACCGAGGAGACGGCCTTCGCCGGCAGCGGCACGAATACCCAGGTGATCGCCGACCAGCTCACGCTCGCCGACGGCGAGACCAGCGGCACCTATGTCTTCGCCAACGCGATCGACCTGGGCGGGGTCTATCGCGCGCGGCTGATCGCGCATGTCAAGGCCTTCGGCGAATCACTCAACAACCTGATCGACGACTGGACCGATGTCGACGCGATCACGAACTGGGACGGCGCCGATCCGTCGCAATGGCGGATCCGGCTCGAGATCCGGCTGACGCTCGACGATCCCGGCGGAACCCCGACCTGGGGCGACTGGCTGCCATTCACCGTGGGCGACTATCTCTTCTGGGGCGCCGAGTTCCGGGCCCAGCTCGAGAGCCTCGACGCGGGCGTGCGGCCGGTCGCCGAGGAACTCAGCGTCACGGCGACGCTGCCGCTGGATACGGCGCATGCGGAGGATGTGGTCTCGAACGCCGCCGGCGACACGATCACCTATGCCAGTCCGTTCCACACCTCGCCATCGGTGGGGATCAACGCGCAGGACATGGCGACCGGCGACTATTACGCGATCACGAGCAAGAGCCGGACCGGCTTCAGCATCCGCTTCTTCAACAGCGCAGGCACCGGAATCAGCCGCACCTATGACTGGATCGCGGTGGGCAGGGGACAGGAGCAATAATGAGCCAAGCGACGCCGACCATCGGCTCGGGCGAGACCGGGACCAGCTATCGCGGCCTGGACAACAGCGGCAAGAGCGCCGCGAACACGGCGCATAAGGGGGCCTCGCCGCCCAGCTATGCCGAGGCCGGGTATACCTGGACCGACGACAGCGCCGATCCGCTCTGGTACGAGCGCAAGTTCAAGGGCGGCACGGTCTCGGACCTGGCCAACTGGCCGATCATTGCCGAGATCGATTCCAGCGCCGCCGTCACGCGCCCGCGTATCCGCCGCCGGATCCTGAGCAAGACCGCGGCCTATACCGCGACGGTCGCCGACCAGGGCGCCTTCGTGCTGGCCGACCCGACCTCGGCCGCCTTCACCATCAAGCTGCCGGCGGCCTCGGCGGCGCTCGCGGGCTTCGCCATCGGCTTCCGCAATGACGGCACCGGCAACGATCTGACGGTGCAGCGGGCCGACGCGACCAGCGACACGGTCGACGGCGCGACCTCGGTCGCGGTGGCGCCGGGCGAGACGCTCGAGCTGGTGCTCGACGCCTCGACCGGCTGGAAGATCGCCTCGGGCTCGGGCTCGGCCGACAACAAGAAGGTGCTGGTCTCGGGCACCGACACGACCGAGGGCTATATCGGGGCGAAGCTGTCGGGCACCAGCGGCGTCGGCGTCTCGACCATCAATGGCGGCAGCAACGAGCAGGTGCAGTTCGTCCTGAATATCGACGGGCTGACCGGCGAATCCACTTTCGCCGACGACGACCAGTTCGCGAAGCAGAAGGCCTCGGCCGGCAACCGACGCAAGTTCACCTGGGCCAACCTCAAGACGGCGGTGGCGGCGCTGTTCCAGGCGAAGCTGAGCTACGCCAAATACAGCTATACCGTCTCGTCGGGCACCAGCGGCGGCGGCGGCGTCGCGGCCAACGCCTGGACGCAGCTCGCGCTCAATACCGAGGACAGCGATCCGGACGGCGTCGGCGCGCTGTCGGCCAACCGCGTGACGCTGGCCGCCGGCACCTACCGGGTCCGGGGCTGGTGCACCTTCGGCCCGATGCTGGCGGCCGGCGTCGGCTTCGGCATCCGGCTGCGGAATATCACCGACGGCACCACGGTCCTGGTCGGCGGGCACAGCGTCGGCGGCAGCACCGGCAATATCGTCATGACCACGCCGCTCGAGGGGATCTTCACCGTCGCGGGCTCGAAGGCGCTCGAGCTGCAATATTGGTGCAACTCGACCTCGGCCAGTCTCGGCGCGGCGCTGACGACCGGCGAGGTCGAGGTCTATCGCGTGCTGGAGTTCGAGAAGCTGGCGTAAGGGATGGGCACCGGTCTGGCGGGACCGGCTCAAGGGCATGGGGGCGTGCGGGAATGGGTGATCAAGCGGAAACGGCCCAGCGGCAACTCGACACGCGGGCAATCGAGCTGGCGATGAAATCACATGCGCTCGCGGAAAGCCTGGACAGGCGCATGACCCGACATGAGGAAGACTGCATGGAGGAGCGGCGGCAGGCCGCGAAGCAGCGGCATGATTTCCGGGCCGAGATGGCGCTGACGCTCGGCACCCTGCGCAGCGAGGTGCAGAGCGGCTTCGACGGCGCCAAATCGAGCAACTCCCGGATCCATAGCCGGATCAACGCCATCCTCTTTACCATCGGCGGCTCGACGATCCTGTTTCTGCTCAGCATCTGCGGCTACCTGTTCGTCAAGGCGAGCGGCTGGTGACGGCGGCGATGAAGCTCGGGCCGCGCGGCCTCGCCCTGATCAAGTCGTTCGAGCAATGCCGGCTGACGGCCTATCTCGATGCCCGCGCCAAGGATCCCCGCTGGACCATCGGCTGGGGCCATACCGGGCCGGAGGTCGTGGCGGGCTTGGTCTGGACCCAGGCGCAGGCCGACGCGGCGCTGGTGGCCGACCTGGCGCGTTTCGAGGCCGACGTGACAAGCCTGGTGCGGCGCGACACGCGGCCCAGCGAGTTCGACGCGCTGGTGTCGTTCGCCTTCAATGTCGGGAGCGATATCGACGCCGATACCAAGCCCGAAGGGCTCGGCGATTCGACGCTGCTCTACCTGCACAACCAGGGGCTCCGGCTGCGGGCCGCCCGGGAATTCCCGAACTGGGACCGGGCCGGCGGCGCCGAGCTGCGCGGCCTGCTGCGCCGGCGCTTCGCCGAGGCCGCCCTCTATCTCGAGGATTGAACCATGAAGACGCGCTTCCGCATGACGGCAACCGCGCTCGAGGACAGCGACGGCGCCCTCGTCGTGTCGTTCGGCGATCCCGACCATCTGGACCGCCGGCCGATCCGGATCACGATTCCGGCGCGCGTCACCTCGCAGGACCGCGCCCGGTGGGTGCTGGGCCGCGACTACTGGATCGACATCACCCCGGCCGACAAAGGCCAAACCAAAGGAGACTGACCATGGGTGCCTACAACAAGGCCATCGTTGCGTTCCTCGGCGGCGCCATCACGCTCGCCGGCGTGTTCGGGCTGCCGACCGACTGGGCGACGCCCGAGCTGGTGACCGCGATCGGCGGCGTCATCACGACGCTGCTGGTCTATGTCGTGCCGAACCTGCCGCCCAAGGCCTGATCGATGCCCTGGTGGGTCCTGATCCCGGTCGCCGCCGTCTGCCTGCTGGCCGGCGGCGCCGGGTTCTTCCTGCTGGTCTTGTGGCTGATCCGCCGCGAGCTGAACCGCGGGATCCGAAACCGCGTCCGAGGAACACCGACATGATGACCACCTACGCCATCATCGGCGGCGGCTTCGTCCTGATCCTCGCCGTGATCTGGCTCGCCTATCTCGCCGGCCGCGGCAAGGGCGGGTCAGACCAGCGCGCCGGCAATGCCGACGCGACGGCCGAGACCCGAGCGCGGGAGCAGGAAGCCGCCGCCAAGGCGCCGGCGGACAAGGCGGCGGTCATCGACACGCTGCGGAAGGGGAAGTTCTGACATGCGCACCTTCCTCATGCTCGCGGCCTGCGCGCTGCTGGCCGGCTGCGCGCCGAGCTATGTCACGGGCTGCCCGCCGGTGGTCGAGTATGGCCAGGATTTCCAGACCCGGCTCGCCGACGAGCTGGCGCCGCTGCCGAACGACGACCCCATCGTGGTCGTGGTGCGGGATTACAAGAGCCTGCGCGACCAGGTCCGCGCCTGCCGGGGCGAGGGCTGACCATGCCCGATGGCTCGCCGACGCGGTTCTGGCACCAGGTCAGGGACCAGGGGCTGCATATCCTGTTCGGGGCCGCCGCCGGGCTGCTCTGCGCGGGCTGGATCGAGGCGATGGGTGCGGCCGCGTTCTATGGCGCCGTGCGCGAGGGCGAGCAATGGAAGACGCTCAACACGCCCTCGGTGAGCGACAGCGCGCTGGACTGGGGCTTCTGCCTGGTCGGCGCCGCGATCGGCCATGGCGTGCGGCGGCTGCTCTGGCCGGGGTGGTGA